AAAATAGTTCCTAAATGAAACGGATTTTTACTTATTGTCCATAGGGAAGTTTAAGCCATCTTACCTTTGGTGAGTTTTCATCATACTTTGGCTTGTCGAGCAGGGCATTAATATTTTTGAGTCCCTTTACTACGCTCATATTTTTCTCCTTCGATTTGTTATATTAGTTTAACATAGAGGATATAGATTTGTCAAACTGAAACTCAATGTTTCTGATTGCTTCATCGTCCATATCACCTATATCTTTATATTTTTTATCTATATTGATTACGCTAACTAATGAACCAAGTTTTTCAATTAACTTATCTTTCATTATTATGCCAGCCTCATCATTGTCTGCAACAAGTACAACATTGTTGAAGTACTTTTCTAACAACTTAATCTGTGATGCAGATACGTTAGCCCCCAGTGTTGCAACTGCTGGGAATCCTACTTGATCTAGTCTAATAGCATCAAAAGATGATTCTACTACATACACAAGACTAGATGTTTTTATTCTATGTAGATTAAATAATATTTTACCTTTTGGAAGTCCTGGAGTATTTTTAAACTCTTTACCTTCAACAGATCTTCCAACAAAACCAATTGTTAATCCATCTGGAGAATGAACTGGTATTGTAACCATATCTTGTTTTTCAGAATATCCTAATGAAAACTTTTTTACTGAATCTTCAGTTATTGATCTACTAGAGTAGTATCTCATTGCCCTTGGAGACTCAAGTGCTTGATTATTTAATCTTTTAATTAATACTTCATCATACTGAACAAAGTCTGGTGGAGCATACATAGTTTTATTAATTAGCGTTTCAATATCTGTTTCAGTCTCTTTACTTTTTATATAACGTGCTGCTTCAAAATAAGTTCTTCCAGTTACAAACATTACAAATTCTTCAAGATTTTTTGTAGTTTGACATCCAAAACAAAAAAACAAACCACTATCTTTTGCAACTTCTGCAGCAGGAGTTCTAGTATTATTGTGATATGGACAGTAGATAATAAAGTCATTGCCAAATTCTGCCTCTATATCAATTCCAGCACCATTTAAAACTCTTTGAATTTGTTCTTTACTATAAATATTATTTACCATCTTCATAGTCCTTATATCTATAGTATCCTTTATCAAAGTCTACCTGCACTAAAAAGTCTCCCATAAAGCCATTTCTATTTTTTCTAAATACGCATTCAATAATATCACTATTTGTAGCACGACCTAAAGCCATTACCCAGTCAGCATCGTAAGCAATTTGTCTAGACCATGCAGTTTGACCAAGAGTTGGAGCACTACTTAAATCTTTAACATCATCTGGTGTAGCAGAAGAAATAGCAATAATTGGAACCTCTTCACTAATAGCCATTAGTTTAAGTTCACGAGAAAGGTTTTTCATACGTACCGTTTCATTATCAGACTTTTGATTTGGAGACATTAACTGTAAATAGTCAACAATAACAAAGTCTGGTTTATATTGATCAATCTTTCCACGAACTACAGATGGATTAACCTCACCACCATTGTCATTTGAAATAATATGAAACTCTGGTTTTCCTGCTACTTTATTAGCATGCCAATTTTTAAGCATATCGAGTTCAACTTCACCATTACTTAATTTACGATGAGACCAAACACCTTCACCCATAATTGCAAATACACGATTACGAACTTCTGTTTCAGACATTTCAAGAGAAATTATTAATGGAGACTTTCCCTGCTTCCAAGCCTGTACAGCAAAATACAAAGCCAACCACGACTTTCCAATACCTGGATATGCAAGAAACACACCTAGTTGTCCTGGCATTATTCCAGAAGGCAGATAGTTATCAAACCCTGGAAGTCCAGTTTTAATTCCAACTTGACCAGTCTCTTTTTGTGATTGAATCTTTTTAAAATATGCAAGAGCAGAGTCTAAGTCTGTTGCATCAATATCACGTATAGCGGATGTATTTTTCTTTAACTCAGAGGTTTTAGTAATAAGACCATTAAGTGCTTCTGATCCATTACCGCCCTGAACTTCTGTTGCTGCTGATCTTAAAATATCTTTTAGGCTATCATTTAGGTATTCTGTTTGTAATTCTTCAAGATGATGCTTAGTAGCCCCAACCCCATCTACTGGCTGAAAGTCTCTAAATTTTTCTACTACTAAAGATGATGGTGGTACTGCACCATTGTTATCAAAATATAAACGAATAAAGTTCCAGACATCATTGTGTGTACGAAGAAGATTTTCTACATTTGCCTGTAATAAAACATGCATCTGCTTATCTTGTAATAAAGCCGAAATAACTTTTGCTTCTGTATTATTCACTAAGCCATCTCCTTGCCAATTTTCTACGTTCTATTCTTTCTAAATTATCTTTTTCAAAATCTAACTTACCACTAATAATCTTTTCTGCATTATATGCAAAATAATTCCAATTTGGCTCTTGAGCAATACTAAAATAATATTCAAGTAAGTCATAGCAGGCATGAATTCCATAAGACTCTACAAGTGCATCAGCAGACCATTGTTCTACATTTAAGTTTAAAGATGGCTTTTGCTCATACTTTGCGGTATGCAACTTGCTATATCGACTAAGCAAAGCCATTCGGTCTTTGCGATCAGCCATTAGTCTTTGTTTTCAGCCTCTAATTGTGCTTCTTGAATCTTTTCTGTTAGTTTATCTTCAACAAACTTATAGACTCTATCAAAAGCCTGCTCTGTATTTTCACCATCACGCTTAGAATCAACTACCCCAAGATCAAGCCTTAATGATTGAAAATTACCCAAATTAAGGGTATATCCTAATGTTACTGATACCTTTGTGCTTTCGTTTTCCATTACCCCACCTATTCTTGATTCTAAATATTTTCAGACCAAACAGGAATAAATCTTCCATCTTCAGTCTTCGTATATGTAAGTATACCGTCACCCATTCGCCTTGTCAACTCTTGGCTTGTTGGAATACTGTTATTTGTTATTAATCCATCTTTTCTTGGTTGCCCCATATGTCTAGATCCCAGTATAGCACGGATCTCTCTTATGTGATCTTCTGAGTAGTATGACCTTATTTGCCATCCTCTTTTACCATTAAGTCTTGCCCCAATTGGTGCTGGTATAATTCCATTTTTAATTAATGTAGGCATATATTTTCTATGTCTATTAACTAATTTAGCAGTATCTGCAACTGTGTATACCCTTTGTCTATTACGCCTAAAATCTATTCTTAAACAAGTTTCAAGCCTATCTTTATTAATATTATAAAACGTAACCATTCCAGTAGAACGAGAACTGTGATATAACCTTACAAGATCTCCATTTAAAAACCAAAGTTTTTTACTTCCTTTTATTACAGGGTCGTTATTGTACTGCTGGCTCTGGATTTTTCCTTTTGCAGTATCCATCTACCTTGCTCGCTTTCTGAAGGAGGGTGAAAAAAATTACGTAAACCACAAATTATACAAAATGTTTCTAGATGATCAACACTACTATATTGCCTATCAATAAACATACGACCATTACACTTTTTACAAAAAATCATTACCCACCATTAATCTTAGTTAGGAATACCAATAATTATTAAATTAACCGCTAAAGACAAATCTCCTGAAGCACCAAACCTTACAATACCTTCAACCTTTGATGTTGTAATGCTTTTTAAAATAACTGAAGCATTTTGACCTGCTGGAGTATTTCCAATATTAACTGGCGTAGCCGTTACAATTGGTTGATATTTAAAATCACTTGGAAAGTCATAAGAAAAACTTTTTTCTGACGATGCTGTTACTGTTGCGTTATTGTATACCTCAACATACCCGCCAAGTATTCTAGCCTCTGAAGTTTTTATATTTTGTTTTCCAGCACTAATTGTATCTATTGTTGTATAGTTATAGGTCGCAGTAGACACCTGGTTTGACAAATCATTGATAGTATCAGCCAACTGATAGATGTATGTTACATCTAGTGGTTGTCCTCGTTCTGGTAGCGGTACTTTAGCCATATATCTCCATTATATCATTAGATCGTATGCATTGCTGGGTTATACATTAAAAGGCTTACAGAATCTCTTGTTATTGGCTCACCTTTTAAATAAACTTCAACTGTTATTCTATTTGGAGCCTCTGATTGATTAATACCATTAATATAAAATGTTGATGGGTGAACAAGATTAATAGAGTTACCAGATATTCTTTGAACATAATTCCAATCTCCATTTCCAGCAGCCTTACTCCATTTTACCCAAACGTCATAATCTTTTGCCTGCCTAATAATTGTTGTTCCTATTTTTATGGTAACTGGATCCCATGCAATAGTTGTTATACCAGAAGAAACTATATTTATATTTCCTGATACATAAGTATATTGTGGATCAAGAGGTATAATTGGTGACCAATGAGATAATCTATTTTTATCTTCAGAAATAATCCTATATCTTACATTAAATTTTTGTGTAAGACTATCGATTGTTGGTAAATCATCCTGTTTAATAATATATTTTTTAATATTTAAGTCTGCCATTATGTCACATCCAAAGAAAATCTAAATTCTATATAGTTAGTCGTGTTTGGAAGTTTTACTATAGTTTCTGCATCACTATTTTTAATAACAGAATATCCAGTTAATCCATAAAGTGGATTTAATGTTCCAATATTTTCTAGCCTCATGGCATCAAGAGCAATATAAAAATTACCAGATGGAACTAGGTTTGGACCACTATTTTCAACAAGTACGCTTGCATAAATTTTTACTACAGTTACAGCGTCCCATGTAAAATTGGCAGTTGTATATAGGTCTTGAAGTTGTTTTTTTACTATAAAGTATCTATTAGTTTCAAAGTCTTGTACTAATTCTGGGTTGCCAGATGTTCCATGATTAATTTCTGCTTCAAATCTAGCATACTCACCACTACCATCATCAGTAGCAGCAAAATCAACCAAAACACGAATTGTATCTGGAATAGTTACAGAATCTCCATTTTTATTTATTAATGAGAATGCTAATCTTAATTCATCTAATGGAGAGTTTTTAGCAAAATCAACATTGACACCAGTCAAGTGAATGTGATTTGATCCAGGCTCTATCACAAAGTGATCTTCTGATGGACCACTACTTTCGTCTAGCGTTAACTCTGAATCATCTCCAGCAATTAATATTGTATTATTTAAAAACCTACAAGATTCATATCTTGATGCTCTGGCTGTTTTAAAAAAGATTGGATTGTCTGAATTTGTTTGAAAAACATTGTTTGCTGTAGCAATAACATTATTATATAAAGGTGCATCTAAGGCTGCAGTAATTGTAGGTATTTGTATTGTTGAAGATTGAGAATGATATTGCCAGTTTTCTGTAGATGAAAAAGAAAATACAGTTTTGCTATCATTTGCTCCAGCAGATGGATTTGCCCCTGCAGAGTATAAACCTATTTCTGTAATTTCATATCTTTCTTCTGTTGGTAATTCTCCAGTTAAGACTATCTTATTAATACCGTCTTCGTTTACAAAACCTCTTGAAGATACTGGAATTCTAAACATTTCAAAAGTAAGATTTTCTTTTGCAGAGTAGTTGCCAAATACATCACCAGTATTTAATGGAGTTTCTCCACAACCAATTGCAATATATGAGGCATAGGCTGGAGCCTGACCAATAAGGTACTTGCCAATAATATTTTTGCCAATTTCAGTTATCATGATATAGTTTCCTCAAAATCTATCTCATATATTGTACCACTAATCGTTATTTGGGCTTCAATTTGCTCATCACTATTAGTATTAACAGTCTCAATTACTATATTGCCAGTCGCTGTGTCTATATATACGTTAGAGTTATTTGGTCCGTTACCTTCATTTGGTATTTTATCATTTAATTTGATCGGAAAGCCTTTAAAAAACTTATCAGAGGTTTGTTGTAAACTTAAAATATTATTTGTATTATATAGTTGTTGGACAAGAGTTAAATTTTTTATTGGCTGGTAACTAACTTGTTGACCATTTACAGTATCATTTCTAGATATATTTATTAATTCTTGACCACCAATATTTTCAAAAATTAAATCAAACATAGTGTCAATTGGAACTGAATCATTATCAAATAAAACAGTATCTATTGGTGCTGTTTTAACTGGTACTGGTGGTGCTACAAATATTGGAGCAAATGATGGTCCACTAATTGGTGTTGCTGATGGTAAAGAACTTGGTGATAATGGAGTTGAGTCTATTTCTGTTTCTTGTTTTCCATTATTTTCTTGTTGATCACTGAAATCATTTTCTTTTGGTTTAACAATTGTTTCAATACCGCCAGTTGGTACGGTTGGTGCTTTTGTTGGTATCTTTACTGTTGTTCCAGCAAAAATTAAATTTCCATTATTATATTTTGGATTATTTTGAAATTTAGGGTTTGCAGCAAGAATTTCCTTTACTGTTGTTCCAGCCTCTTTAGCAATTGATGATAAGGTATCTCCTCTTGCAACTGTAACAATTTTTGGTGTTGCTGGTGATGAACTTTTAGGAAATTCACTAAAATAAGCCCCTGAATCGTATGGCATATTACACCTCGCTTAAGTAAATAGTCATGTTTGGTCCAACTACGCTTCTAGAGTATTCAATATTATATACCACAAATCTAGTCGAATCTGAAGAAACTAAATCTAATCCCGATGAATTTTTATAGTCTACAGTAACAATATCACCTAACTGCATTGTTGGTATTGAAAATAAATTTATTCCAATAGATTTTTTAGGATGCATAACTTTATTAATTATCCAACCCATTAGAGCCTCTGCATCGTCCTGCGTTTGTATGTATGGACTTTCTATTGAGAATTCATTTTTACCATATACGAGTCTGCTAATTTTTATTTCATTATATTTAGATTCTTCAATTAATGGAGAAACAATAATTTCACTTCCACTAAATTGTGGATCTGAAAGATTTCCACGTTTCTTAAAATATTCATCAACAGTTAGTTGGTGTGTTGTATCTTGTGTAAAAGTAATTCCTTGAATTCTTAAATAATTTCCAGTTGTTTCATCTAAACTTAAAGCCTTATCCGTAGAGTTAAATAATAAAAATTCAGCACCATACGAATCTGCTTGAAATCCAGAAACTGTATAACCTTTTAATCTATTAAAGGTTGGAGATAGTTGGGCATATAATGCTGGGTATGCACGATCATATTTAATATCAAAGTATGCACACTCCCTCATAATTGTTCCAAACTCTTCAAAATACATATTATATTTTGGAGGTTGTTGACTGCTAATTCCAGATAAGTAAGTAGATTGAATAATTCCACTTACAGCATATTTTCTGAAAGATTCATTTACATCAATTGAACTATCTCCAAATGCTTGAGAAAGAGTTTCTCCAACAGTAAATACTGTATTTTGAGAATAATTTTCTGATAATGCATATATATTTTCAAACATACATCTTGAAGACCCACGAACAAAAAGTGCCATGTTATTATAAATTGGAAGTGGATCGTCATCGTCAACAATCTTTATTAGTTTATTATTAATATACAAATAAAATCTTCTTATTTTTCCAATGTCTTGGTACTCAACAGATAAATCATACACTGTTGGATTTTCTTCATTTGACATTCTATATTGACCAGTAAACCTTCCGTCATCAACAATAATCTTAGAAAGACCACCCCAAAGTTTGACAGGTATTGCATCATTATTTGATGAATTCTTTTTAATTTTATAAAATACTATATTATTAATTGAAAATTCTGAATTTCCACTAGTATCAGTTTTTAAGTATGACTCAATATTATTTTCTGTTAATGCAATAATTTCAAAATAATATCCATTATTGTTTTCTGGATTTAAAAGTAATCCAATTCCACCAGATCCACCGCCTATGCTAATATTTTTATCTGGAGAATTTCCACTAATTTGATAAAATGTAGAACTTCCAATTGGGGTCTGAACTCTATTAATATTATTTTCAATTTTTCCAATAATTCTCATTCTAGTCCCAAAATGTTTATACACTGTTGGAGTTGCTGTTCCAATTGGAATATTATTTGCAGTATATGATATTGGAGAAGATAAATCTTTATATACATAAGAAATTAAATTAATTGGAGTTTCTTCTGTGGTAAAAGACGGTCCATTCATTACTAGTGCAGAAGATTGAATAGTTCCAGCCTGTGTTGATTTTAAATTATTAATTTCTGTTTCAGTTAAATAGTTTGTTGACATAAAATTTTTGACAATACTATTTCTTGTAGTTTGTCTTGCCTTTGTATTGTTAACTCCAGCAGTCCCTAGAACTGTAGATGGCAGAGTTTCTTTTACAACA